GAAGAACTTTGTGCTGACAGAGGTGTAAGACATAATGTATCAAATACAATTATTGTAGATGATTGGGATGAAGTTGAAAAGTATGTATTTGAAAATAGACATTCATTTGCTGGTATTTCGTTTTTACCTATGACTGGTGATAAAGACTACAATCAAGCTCCAAATACTGCAGTTATTACTGCAAAAGATATGGTAAAGAAGTATGGCAATGCTGCAGTCTTTGCATCTGGTATGGTCGTTGATGCTCTTAAATGTTTTAATAACTTATGGGATGCGTGTTCTACAGCAAAAGGATTTGGTGAAGACATATCTTTAGAATCTTCAGAGAATGCAATGAAGAGAGATTGGATAAGAAGATTTGATAAATTTGCTGACAATTATTTAAAATCAGACAAAGCACTTGCTGAACACTGTTTAAAAGATGCATACTTATTACATAAGTGGAATAAGATACAATCAACTTTAAAAACAGTTGACTGGAAAGAAGATATAAAAGAAAGAAAATATACAGATGTTGACACTCTCGGTGCAGCCGCATGTGCAGGTGGCGCCTGCGAAATCGATTTCTAAAGTTGTTTCACCTTGCATTAAAGTATGTACTCTTGAAAATGATTTTTGTATTGGATGTGGTAGAACACAAAAAGAAATAGCAGAATGGTTTACTGCATCTGAAAAAAGAAAGAGAGAAATACTTGAAAGACTACAAGATAGAATGCGAAGAATGTGATGAGGTAACTTATGTAGCCTTTTACAAACAGCCAAAGTATTGTCCAAATTGTGGACGAAGAGCTGAGGTTGAAGAAGTCGAAGAACATGAATAAATATAATCATGTGGTATTATAATGATAAATTATTCGAAGAAACTCCTGAAGAATACCAAGGATTTGTCTATCAGATCACAGAAGTCGATTCCAACAAAAAATATATTGGAAAGAAAAACTTCTGGAAACCTAAAATTCTTCCCATCACTAAAACACGTAAGAGACGTGTACGAACGCGTACAGAATCAAACTGGAAAGAATATTACAGCTCGTCCGATGAAGTATGCAAGCTTGTGGAATCAGGAGTAAATTTTAAAAGAGAAATATTAAGACTTTGTAAAACCAAAGGCGAGATGTCGTATTATGAGGCTAAGCTACAGTTTGACAATGATGTCTTATTTCGCAAAGACTTTTATAATAACTTTATTGGGTGTAAGATACACGCAAAACATTTAACAAGTTAATAAAAAAAATTAAAAATATTGAAAAAAACAGTTTACAAAGCTTCTTTTTTATGGTAGAATAGATCTATAAAATGAAAAAAGAGGAGTTAAAATGTCATTTTCAAATTTAAAAAAACTAATTAAAGATCTCACAAAAACATCAAAGACCAAATGGGCCATTAAAGAAGAAATGGCTGATATGTACAAACAAGATGCTTTAGATACTGAAGTCGTTCTTATGTCACTACTTTCTGGTAGGTATAAGTGGGCTGATGAAAAGCTTTCAATGATGGATACTCTTCCAAGAGATAATGCTGTACTGGCTATTGTCGAGGATATGGGTAACGACTGGGCTAAAGCTAACATTGGTTGGAGTTTTAAATAGGAGATAATATGTCAAAGAAAAAATCTAATGTAATAAATTTTGAAAAAGCTAAAATTAAAAAATTTAATGATGAAAATGAAATCATCTTCACCGTTGAAGGTGAAGACTATGAGTTAGGTGAAATGGTTCATCAGTCTCATAATGATAACGGCATGGAATTTATTTTTAAATTGGAGGGAATTGAAGATGACGAACCAACCCATCACTGAGGTTGATTTGCTAAAGAAGCAATTGGCCGAAGAAACGAAAGAAAAGTATGCTTTATATAAACGTATAAAAGAATTAAACGAAGAAATAAGGCATCTTAAAAACGATTCAAATCCAATTGCAGGACCTGAATATAGACAAAGGTATAATACATAATGCCAAGTCTAACCGATCTTCAAGAAGTGTATCCGCTATTTTTTCAACTCCTCTTCTTCGCGGTAGCCGGTGCACTTCTTGTTGGCTCTTTTATTGCAATAGTATCATTTATGTTTAGATATGCTATTGCAATTATTTTAATTATTTTTGCTTTTTTCCTTTACAATGCTTATTTTTTGTGATAGAATAGTATATAACAATTAAGGATTATATTATGACAATGCACCTAATGCCAATTTATGTAAACAACAATAACAACAAAAGACGTAAACAACCTTTCAAAAAACCAGGGTGGGCTAAAGCTCAAGCCGAGCATGATGCATGGCTTATGAAGCGTGGCGTACATCCATCACAACTTAAAAATAAAACAAAGAATGCAGGAATCAAAGCTCCTAATTATAAAGAGCTTTCACGTTCTCTACCAACTAGTGACTACACCGGTCCTATTGTTGGTAAGTCCAAACAAAATACTTACACTGGTACTTTTATCACTGGCATTGCTACTATGCATAAGTCAAATATGGTACCTGTAAGTAAAAATGCTGATGCTAAAGAATACGCTACAATGAGGCGTAATTAACATGTTAATTAAAAAACTGTTTACAAAGACGAAAAACTGTGGTAGAATATATCTATAAAATAAAAAAAGTGGAGTTAAATATGTTCAATTATGATACAATCATCAAACAACTAGAAGCAATGTCACCAGCTCACCAAGATGAGTTTGCTCAAAAGTTAATTGAAAAAAATAGTGGATTGGCTACTGCCATATCTACTAAAATTAATATTGCTCATCAGGATAAGTATTACACCGACACTGAAGCAATGAATGAGTCTCTTAAGTTAAGAGGTCATGCTTAATGAAAAATCCTGTGGCAAAATATCTAATGTGCTCTTATGCATATTATAAGCTGGATAAAAATTTAATAACTGATCATGAATTCGATGAGTTAGCAAAACATATCTTAGATAACTGGGATGCCATCGATCATCCACACAAATATCTACTCACCAAAGATATGTTAGTAGCGGGTACTTACTTAGGTGAATATCCAAATATTGTTAAAGGCGCAGTTGGCGATTATATAAGGGAGAATAAATTATGAGTTTAACAGCATTAAAAGGTAAGAAAACTAAAAAGAAAGTTTTAAGAGCAAGAGCTCGTACAGGTTTAGCTGGTATTCCAGTTGACAAAGGTTTCAATGCAGTAAAGGATTACTTTCATTTACAGGTTGATAAGAAAGATTGTGTAAGTCAAGTTAAGACGTGGGTTAAGAAAAACTTTCCTCAACCAGCTAAGTATATTTTAGCAAATCCAGAATATCATTTTTCAATGACACATCATGCAGCTACTGCGTTCTGGTATAATAATGACTTATATAAAAACAATGATGCTGATGGCAATATCGCTAAAGAGTTTTTAAATAACTTATTTGATAAGATGATACCTTTAATTGAAAAAGGTAAAGTGTTATATGAAGAAAAGCAAAAAGCAAATAACATTGTATCAATATCACCAACTGTAAAATTAATGAGAAAAATTAATAATACAATTATGCAAGAATTACTTGAACTAGAAGACAAGTGGATCGATGGTGACGATGCCACTATTAACATATACGATAGATTCAAGTACCACGGCTTAACAAACACTGCCATAAGTTACGTTAAGCCAATGATTGAGGGCTGGCTTCTTGATTATGAAGACGCATACTACAAAAGATGCGATCAAGCTGTCGAAGGTTACTCCCACCTTAAACGGTCAGCTCTCAATCACAGAATTAAAGTATGCCAAGCTATGTTGGCTGACCTTGAAAGAATTAGGTCAGCAACTAAGGCATCAAGAAATGTTAAAGTTAAGAGACCAAAGTCTGTTGACAAACAAGTTGCTAAAGTGCAATATAAAAAAGAAGATAACGAATTTAAAATCGTATCTATTAATCCAATACAAATACCAACTAAGACGAGGTTATATGCATTCAATACCAACAATAAAAATGTTATTGAATATGTTACTGAAAGCGTCAATGGATTTGAAATATCTGGTTCAACAATTAAGAACTTCTCAAAAGTTTCAAGTAGAGCTATATGTCTACGTAAACCACTTGACTTCTTACCTATTGTCTTACAGAAAACTCCAAAGCAAATTGATGCTGCTTGGCAAACTCTTAAAACTAAAACTAGAGTACCAAATGGTAGGATTAATAAAGATACAATATTACTAAGGGTTTTAGACAAATGAAAATAGAAGAACAATTTTTAACAAAGTCTAAATTTACAAAGCTTATCGAAAGTACAGTAGCTGAACTTAAGATACCCTATATGGATGCTATAATAAAGGTATGTGAAAAGAATGAAATCGAAATTGAAGATATCAGGAAGTTCATATCACCAGTTATTAAAGATAAGCTCGAAGCTGAGGCAATGGAATTAAATTTCTTACCGAAAAAAAATGCCATTGACTCATCATTATTTAACTAAATGTGTATATATAATATAGGTATGTCTTTTGCCTCAGGGTATCTGAGGCGAGACTATATCTAAATACAGAAATATACTTCAGTCAATATTACAGTTATACGGAGAAAATATATGTCGTTCGAAACATTAAAACGCAATCGCGGTTCAAATATCAATAAAATTATTCAAGCAGCTGAAGCCACAAACAGTGGTGAAACAAAATCTTATGTCGATGAGAGAATGTGGAAGCCAACTGTCGATAAGGCAGGTAATGGTTATGCTGTTATCAGGTTTCTCCCTGGTAAAGAAGATAGCCTTCCATTTATAAGATACTGGGATCACGGGTTTAAAGGCCCCACTGGTCAGTGGTATATTGAGAACTCACTAACATCAATCGGTCAACCTGATCCCGTTGGAGAGTTGAACTCAAGACTCTGGAACTCAGGTATCGAGTCTGATAAAGATAAGGCTAGAGCTCAAAAGAGAAGACTACACTATGTATCAAATATCTATGTGGTAAGTGATCCATCTGCACCTCAAAACGAAGGTAAGGTGTTCTTATACAAGTATGGTAAAAAAATCTTCGATAAAATTTATGACTTAATGAATCCATCATTTGCTGATGAGACACCAGTTGATCCATTTGATTTCTGGGAAGGTGCCGACTTTAAGTTAAAGATAAGAAATGTTGAAGGTTATAGAAACTATGATAAATCTGAGTTTGCATCATCTGCGCCATTCTTAGGTGAAGATGAGTCTAAGTTAGAAGATACTTATAATAAGATGCATGACTTATCGGAGTTTACTAATGCTAAGAACTATAAGACCTATGATGAACTCAAGTCTAAGTTAATGAGAGTTCTTGGTGAGGAAGCAACCGCTGGTGCTTATACCGTAAAGGAAGAAATAAAAATAAATGATCCTATTGCGGCCGTTGAACCAGTTACTGCAGAAGAAATTAGCAGTGAAGACGAAGACACTATGTCTTATTTCTCAAAGCTTGCAAAGCAAGACTAAGTAAGACCACCTAACATTTGGTCCTGTAGGTCAACTGCGGGACCATTTGATATTAAAGCATTGGTAGTATTACTATTACTTATGTTGGTATTAGTATCTGCTGAAAATGATACATTAGATCCACCCATAGC